GCTGATAAATCAGCAAGTTAACCGTTATCTTCAGATGATGGATTTCTATATTAACTTCACTCTTGATGAGGAATTTAACGAAACCGTTCAGTCTCCAATTCACGAAGATTTTTCTTATGCTTCTTTCTCTGAAGGGGAGAAAATGAGAATTGATCTTGCGCTTCTTTTTACTTGGAGAGAAGTTGCCAGATTTAAGAACTCTGTTAATACAAATCTTCTAATTATGGACGAAGTATTTGACAGTTCACTTGATGGATTTGGTACAGAAGAGTTTCTTAAAATTATTCGTTATGTAATCAAAGATGCAAATATCTTTGTAATCTCTCACAAGACTGGACTTGAGGATAAATTTGAAAGTGTCATAAAGTTTGAAAAAGTTAAAGGATTTAGTAGGATGGCGTCATGATTGGTATTATTGGGAATGGGTTTGTTGGTAATGCAGTTTATCAAAATTTAAAAGACAAAGTAGAATGTAAAGTATTTGATGTTGATCAAAATAGATCTCCAAATACTCTAGAAGAAGTTTTGGATTCTGAATTTATTTTTGTATGTCTTCCAACTCCTATGAGCAAAAGTGGAAAATGTGATCTTTCGATTATTGAAGATTTCTTTTCCAATCTTCCAGAACAAATTGATGGTATCTTTGTAATAAAATCAACAGTCCCTGTTGGGACTACTGCAAAATTTGCACACAAGTATAAGGTTATTCACAATCCAGAATTTCTAACTGCAAAAAATGCCGTAGAGGATTTTAAAAATTCTGAAAGAAATATTATTGGAGGAAAGAGAGAATATTGTGAGAAATTTTCTCAATTTTTTAATGAAATGTTCCCTCACATTCCAAATCAAATTGTAACTTCTTCTGAGAGTGAATCTATTAAATATTTTTCAAATACATTCTTAGCAATTAAAGTTGCATATTTTAATAAGATGTATGATTTTTGCGAAGAGCTGGGAATTGATTATAATTGCGTAAAAGCTGGTGTAGTTGCTGACAGTAGAATTGGCAAATCTCATACCGATGTTCCTGGTTTTGATGGAGATCGCGGATTTGGTGGAACTTGCTTCCCTAAAGATATTAATTCTTTGATATATCAAATGGATGATATTGGAATTGATTCCTCATTTCTTTATGAAGCATGGAAATATAATCAAAGCATTAGAAGCAATATTAATTGGACAGTTACATAAGTGGCACACTACCTCGCTTCACCGCGAGGTTTTGTCGTATTATAGGTGCATACGAAACAAAACCTATGGCAGTCCGTCACGAAATCAAATCTCAACTTGCTCGCTTGCTTGCCACTGAGGATCTTGTGGTGGAGCATAAGCAGGTTTCTACTGCTTGCTTCAATGTTCATACCCGTGTTTTGACTCTTCCTTTGTGGGAAAAGGCAAGCAATACTGTATATGATCTGTTGGTTGGGCATGAAGTCGGTCATGCTCTTTTCACTCCCGATGAGGATTGGAGCAAGACTTGTAAAGTCCCTCAACAGTTTATTAACGTCGTGGAAGATGCTCGCGTTGAGAAACTGATGAAACGCAAGTATGCGGGACTTGCTAAAACTTTCTTTAATGGATATAAAGAACTGAACGAACAAGATTTCTTTCAGTTGGAAGACGAGGATATCTCTACTTTCAATCTTGCAGACCGTTCTAACCTTTACTTTAAAGTTGGAAACTTTCTTCCTCTTGACTTTACTTCTGAGGAGAAGGAAATTATTGACTTGATTGCTGCAACCGAAACTTTTGCAGATGCTTTGATCGCTGCAGAGGAACTTTATAAGTATTGTAAAAAAGAAAAGGAGCAGCAACAAAAGGTTGCTGATTGGGATTCTCACGAAACTCAAGGTGATTCACAATCCCCTGCAAATGATTTTGTGGATCAACAAGAATCTCAAGAAACTGAAGAGGGTGATAATAAATCAGAATCTTCCCAACCAGAGTCTAGTGGTGAAAATGGAAATGCCTCTGGCGATCAGGTAAGCAATTCTCCTACACAAAATTCAGAACCTGAAGTTCGTACTGCTGATTCTCTTCAAGATAAAATCAAAGATCTTGTGGATGATAATGGTATTGAAAATGTTTATATTGAACTTCCTAAAGTTGATTTGGACATTGTTATTGGTAACAACTCTGAAGTTCATCGGGTAATTAAAGATTCTTTTGATGAACAACAGAAAAGGAGTGTTCATGACAATCTTTTTGATATTGTAGATGCCGAATTTAAAAAGTTTAAAGTGTCTGCGCAGAAAGAAGTTAATTATCTTGTGAAAGAATTTGAGTGCCGTAAGGCAGCAGATAGTTATGCTCGTGCTTCTACTGCTCGTACAGGAGTTCTTGATACTGCTAGCCTTCATACTTATAAATTTAATGAAGATCTATTCAAGAAAGTAACTGTAATTCCTGACGGTAAAAATCATGGTTTGGTATTTGTTTTGGACTGGTCTGGTTCCATGGCAAATGTTCTTTTAGACACTTGCAAACAACTGTTTAACTTGATTTGGTTTTGCAAAAAAGTTTCTATTCCTTTTGAAGTTTATGCTTTTACGAATGAGTGGTCTCGTCCTGCTTACGATACAGATTATAAACTTGTTGGAAATATGCCACAACTTTGCTATAAAAAGAAAGATGGGTTGGTATGTATTGATGAAACTTTTTCTTTGATGAATCTCTTCACGAATAAAGTAAATGGTAAGGAACTTGAAAATCAGATGCTGAATATCTGGCGTCTTGCTTCTTGTTTTGAAAACACATATTCTTGTAAATATACGTATCCCACAAAACTTTGTTTGTCTGGAACTCCTCTGAATGAAAGTCTAATTTGCCTTCATCAAATTCTTCCAAAGTTTCGGAAGGATAATAAACTTCAAAAAGTTCAGTGTGTGATTCTGACTGATGGTGAAGCAAGTCAACTTCCTTATCATGCGACAGTGAAGCGAGGTTGGGATACTGAACCTTATGTTGGCACTCGTACTATTAATCCTAACAAATGTTTCTTGCGCGATCGTAAGATTGGTACAACTTACACTATTGGATATTCTCATCACGAATTTACCGATACCCTTCTCAAGAATCTGAAGGATAAGTTTCCTACTGTGAATTTCATTGGTATTCGTGTTCTTTCTAACCGTGATGCAAATCGCTTTATTGGTCTTTATCACTCCTACAGTGATAAGGAATATGATAAAATTCAAAGCGACTGGAAAAAACTGAAGAGTTTCACTATTACCAAATCTGGTTATGATGCATACTTTGGACTTTCTGCTTCCGCACTTTCTCAGGATACTGAGTTTGATGTTCATGAGACTGCAACCAAAGCGCAAATCAAATCCGCCTTTGTAAAGTCTCTTAAAACTAAAAAACTAAATAAAAAAGTTCTTGGTGAGTTTGTGGAGTTGATTGCTTGATCAGTTCAGGGGGGACACTTTAAAAACCGTCTACTGGGGGATTACTTGCCCCCTTTTTTGCTCTATAATGACTTCAGTTGAAACAAACCACTTTAATGACTCGCACCAAAATGAGCACTGATTACATTGTCTCTTCTCTTAAAGCACTTTACGGCAGTGAAATTAATTCTGCTGAAATTAAAGCATGGTGCGCCATGAATGGTTCTAATTATCAAACAGTAACAAATAAACTTGATCAATTTAAAGTTCAACGCGGTAAGTGGAATCTGGAAGTGACTCAAGAACGTGTAGAAGAAATTGAGCGTTCCTATCAAGCACCTCCCGCACTTCCTACCGTGCAACAAAACCTTATTCCTGATAAAGATGATACCTTCGTCAAGTTTGGTAACTTTAACGATATTAAAAAAATTATTTCTTCCAATCTTTTTTATCCGACGTTCATTACGGGTCTTTCGGGTAATGGTAAAACGTTCAGTATTGAGCAAGCTTGTGCTCAACTTAAGCGTGAACTGATTCGTGTCAACATTACCATTGAGACTGATGAGGACGATCTGATCGGTGGTTTCCGTCTAGTGAATGGTGAAACCGCTTGGCATAACGGTCCTGTGATTGAAGCACTTGAGCGTGGTGCTATTCTGCTTTTGGATGAGATTGACCTTGCTTCCAACAAGATTCTGTGTCTGCAATCTGTGCTGGAGGGTAAGGGTGTCTTCCTTAAGAAGATTGGTAAGTATGTCAAACCTGCTGCAGGATTCAACGTATTTGCCACCGCAAACACCAAGGGTAAGGGTTCTGATGACGGTAGGTTTATCGGCACCAACGTGCTTAATGAGGCGTTCCTGGAGCGTTTCCCTGTGACTCTGGAGCAGTCCTATCCCGCTCCTGCTACGGAGCAGAAGATCCTTGAGGGAATCGCTCTGGATCTTGGTGTGAAGGATCGTGATTTCTGCAAGCGTCTTTGCGATTGGGGCGACATCATCCGCAAGACATTCTATGATGGTGGTATTGAGGAAATCATCAGCACTCGTCGTCTGGTTCACATCATTCGTGCCTACAGCATTTTCCAAGATAAGGCAAAGGCAATTCAAGTTTGCGTGAATCGTTTCGATGATGAAACCAAACAGTCTTTCTTGGAACTCTACGATAAAGTGGATGCAGATTTCGTAATGCCGTCGCAATCTGAACTGACGGTAGAATATATTGACGATCAACCTCAACTTTGATATAATATGGGAAGATAAAAAGTGTCTTCCCTCTTTTTACTATTGAACCTACTTTTAAAGTTAATATGAATCAGCATAATGAAAATGGATTTTGGAAATACAATGAAGATCAAATCCTGAAACAACTTGAGCAATACATTGCTGGCACTTATAATCAACACTATGTTGATAGGACTGGTGGTGGAACAGAACAAACACTAGATAAGATTAAGCACAATCGTCGTGAAGGATTCTGTGCTGGTAATATCACCAAGTATACAGATCGTTACGATACAAAAGGCACTCCTCGTGCTGATTTGTTTAAAGTTCTGCACTATACCATTCTTCTGATTAACCATCTCAACCTTGTTGAAAATAAGTGATTATGAAACTTTCTGATAAAACTCTTTCTGTTCTCAAGAACTTCTCTTCCATTAATCAGTCTATTCTTTTTAAGGAAGGAAATTCTCTTCGTACTATTTCGGTAATGAAGAATATTCTTGCTGAAGCAACAATTACTGAGGAACTTCCCAAAGATTTTGGTATCTATGATTTGAATCAATTTCTTAACGGTCTTGGACTTCACCAAAGTCCCGAACTTGATTTTGAGAATGGTGGATATGTAGTTATCCGCGAAGGTAAGATGCGTTCTAAGTATTTCTTTGCAGATCCAAGTGTAATTGTTACTCCACCTGACAAAGAAATTTTACTTCCAAGTGAAGATGTCTGCTTTGAACTGAGTACTGAGCAGTTGGACAAACTTCTTAAGGCAGCGGCAGTTTACCAACTGCCCGATCTCTCTGCCGTAGGCGAAGCGGGTGTGGTAAAATTGGTTGTACGCGATAAGAAGAACGACACCTCTAACGATTTCTCTATTATTGTTGGAGAAACTGATTCAATCTTTACCTTTAACTTCAAGGTTGAGAATATCAAAATTCTTCCTGGAACTTATGAGGTTGTCATTTCACAAAAACTTCTTTCTCGCTTTGAGAGTAAGAATCACGATGTGAAATACTATATCGCACTGGAACCTGACTCTACTTTTGGTTAATGAACATCTTTGTAACAAGTGAATACCCTGCTGAAAGTGCTCTCTGCCTTCCTGACAAGCACGTTGTCAAGATGCCCCTAGAATGCTGCCAGATGCTCTCTATCGTTGCCTCTAAGTGGTATCACAACTATGGATCGCTACTCAAAGCAGACAACACTCCCTACAGAACTGAGAAAGGTGCTTTCCGCAATCACCCATGCACCAAATGGGCATCAGAATCTATTCACAATGCTTATTGGTTGATAAAGCATGGAATGAATCTTTGCGATGAATATACTCTTAGGTATGGTAAGGTTCATTCTTGTTACAAGACACTCGTAGATGCCTTTTACTTATTCCCTCGTGGTAAAATTAATAAGGTAGAAAACTTTGTTCGTGCTATGCCAGATGAGTATAAACTTGACACAAGCATTGACACTTTT